CGATACCAGTTGAGAAGTCTCGACCGAGACCTGATTTTTCTGCAGCTCAATTTTTGTTGTCCCAATGGAGACCTCAAAAATTGATCCGGATCGATCAAATTTAAAGTAAGAGCCGTCGGAAAATTTCACCATCCGGACGTCTGTCGAGCTATCAGGAGGCTCAATTTCTCCGGCATAAATCGATCCGATAATGTACCCATCTTCCATACCAGCAGATCCGAAAAAGCAAAGCACGTCTTCACCGATATCCGGCAAATGAAAGTCTTTGTTTTCCATTGAATTAAAAACGACGATCGGCAGGGGATCACTGACAATTGAATCGTCATCGTCAAACACAACCCGAGCTTTATGCTCTCCCGGCAAAACCTCGACGACCTCTCCGAG